GTACATTCAGTGAGATCTGCTAGTTGTTTTTCTGTAAATTTTTCCTTAAGGTGTGCTTTTTTGGTTAATACACCATCTAAACTTTTCATTGACATACTAATATTTAGTAGTAAACTGGGGGGTGGAATATGTTTTGAAAACTACTTTGCTTTGTATTCTTTGTATTGACTTGCTATATCTTCTTTAACTTTTGCAACAAAATCAACAGTTTCTTGTTCCATAGCCATTGGATTGTCACCAGATGAAACTTTAGGATAAGTTTTTTTAGCTTTATTAATACCACCTGCTATATCCTTTGTCATAAAGTTTGTATCTTTAACTTCCGGATCAGGTGTAGTACTTGCTTTACCGGGTACTTCATCTTTAATTTCTTCTGTAGCTTCGGCATCAGGTTGTAATATATCTTCTACGTCTTGTGTAGTAGTAGCGGCATCCATTTTTGGTGCTTGTACTCCTGCATTTTTAAAAATTTGTAAGAAGTTTTGAATATCATCAAGATTGTCTCCAACCATAGAAAACTGAACAGATTCTTTTATAGTTTCTTTATTAGCTTCTTTTCTGTTTTCTTCTTTGCTTTGAATCTTGTCTACTTTACCTATAAAATCTCTAATATCCATCTTATTTCTCCATTATTCCTTTATCGCCTTCAGGATTAGTTTTAACATCTTTACTAGCGTCAGGTGCCTCTCTATCTTTTCTAACTTTTTCTAATTCTTTAAGTAACTCCATTACTCTAGAATCGCCTGCTGTTTTTTGTGCTTTAGGATCAGCTTTAGGATATTCACTTTCTAAATTAGCTTTTCCGTCACCTGCTTTTGGCTCTTCTTGTTGAGCAATTAAAGGGTCACCAGGTTTTCTAACTACTATATGATTTTCAGCTAAACCTAATGAGTGTTTTAAATATTCTTCTAAGACAGAAGTAGTTGTTGGATATTCAACTTCAATGTCAAAATACGTAACTTCTATATTTTCTAATGCAGGGAAATCTAATGCTTTTTTCTGAATAGGCGTTTTTTTGCCGTTACTCATCTTAACTACACTATATTTTTGCATTAAAGATTCAAGTCTATCACCAGTATCATCTGCTAACATACCTGCTAAACCTACTTTGAAATTATAAGTTCTTTTACTTTCTGCTAGATATTCTATAAAACTTTTGCTCATATGCATTATTTAGCCAGTTTCTTCAACTTCTCGAGTAAACTGTTCCGGTCAGTAATGACGTATCCTTCGCCCTGTACTATGTTAGTAGTGTCATCAACACCCTGTTTAGAGTCTTGCTTTTGTTTCTTTAGCTGTAAATCGACCATTTTAAGCTTCTTATCTATTTTAGCTACCCTGGCATCTAGGGCTGTTTTAAGCATTTGTCCAGCTACTTCAAATACTCTAGAAGAGTATCTGCTTTCTACGTTCATACCTAAGTCCATTAAATCTTCATATGCGTCAATGGCTTTGGAACTAATGTCATTTACCTCTGTATCAGACATATCTCCTAATCCTTTTACTTGAGGTAAAGCGGCTGTTATTTTATCTAATTCTGCTATATCTCTTTTAGTAGATTCGTGATCTTCAATTTTTACTTTTTTAACGTCAGCTTTATCTTCTTTAGCTTTTTCTTCATCTACTATGGATTGAGATTCAGGTAAGTTTAGTAATTCTTCTAATTTTTTGGTCATAATTATATGCTACTATATTTATTTAGAATCTTAACCACGTCTTCCAGTATGGAAAAGATCTTTTTCATTAACAACTCTAAATCTAAAACCTTTGTTTTTACACCACGCTATAGCAGAATTCCATTTGGCTTGATTGACTACATAGTGTATTTTGTTAGCTCTGCTTTCACCTAAACTTTCTTTTTTAGTTTGATTTTCAGGTTTAATTTCTACAACTTCTGCGTGGTTTTTTCCTTTTTTATCTGTGTATGCTATAAAGAAATCAGGAACATAAATTGAAAATTTTCCTGTGAAAGGATGTTTGTAAGGAATTTTAATTGCTTCATTGGCCCATTTACTAATGCTAGGACTTTCATCACAAAATCTCATGAAAGCGAATTCCCAACTTGATCTATATAAAGGAGATCTATTACCTATGTATTTGCCAGGATTCTTAGGAGTGAATTTGCCATTTAGATACCGCTTCATGGACTACACCACTATATTTCTTTTTTGAGTGGCCTCATTTGTATCGGCTATTTTATAACCTAAAGAAGAAATTTTTGATCTATTATGATTTAATACTTCAGTCACCATGTAACTTAATTTAGCTGTTTCTAATCCTCCTAATGTATCAATTAGTTGGAATACATTTACATTATCTATTTTTGCTTGTTGTAATAAAATAGTGGCTGTACTTATACTAGCAATTTTATCAAATCCTCTTTTTTCAAAAAACCCAACAACAGCATCTACTTGATTAGTAGGAAATGTTATAGTGTCTGTAAAAAATTGATTAAAAAATTCTTTTACTTGAGTTTCCGAATTATTATCTGTTGTGCTTGGTGTGTTTTGTGACATATTATCTTTTTAATCCTCTAAATGCTTTAATCATTCCACCTTTAATGTTTGAAGTTGTTCTACCAATAACAGTATTAGCAACACCATAAGAAGAATCTGCTGTTCCACCTATTTTACCTATTGCTCCTGTTAGTATATTAAAACCTTCTTGTACTAGTCCACCTTTACTTAATTTTTTAGCATTTTTAATTCTATTAGCAGTTCTTATAATAGATCCTAAAGTCATTTTACCGCCACCTGAACCTAATTGGCTACCTATGTATGTATTAGGACCCGAACCATCATTAAATAATCCACTTAATATTCCACCTTGACCAAATACACTTGTAGTTCCACCACCACTTAAAGAATTAGGACTAGGAGTTTTATCATAATGTTCTAAAGCAAATCCTTTAGGTGCACTACCTTGAACTACTCTACCTCTACTATAAAATACACTTTCATATTCAATAGTCATTTGATTTGTTAATGGACCAGTTTCTTCATTTTGTAATGAGTCATGTGTCCAACCAGAAATTATAGGATTAACTATTGTAAAACAAGTAAATGTTTTTCTAGCCATTTGATAAATTTGAATGCTATGAAAAAATGGCTGGAAAGATCCTGCGTCTAAACCAAATCTCCATTTGTTATGAGCAGATGACAAGTAAGTATTTCCTCTATTAAATGGACCACCTGTCCATCTATTAAATTGTTTAGGCACACCTGAGTCAGGATGTCCTGCTGTATTAAGGGCTCCATAGTTTCCATCTTTAAAATAATATCTGTAATATGATTCCCATAATGCTGTTGTTACACCATAATTGTCATCATGGAATACAATGTTTACAGGATCATATTGAATTTTTTTATGAATTTTTCTTTTTTTATTATATGCAAAAACTGTATCTGTATCAATAGAATATTTAGGTAATTCAACACCTTTTACTAGCATATTCAATTCTGTTCCGTGTTTAGATATTGGTGGATCAGATTTTAATACTGCTTGATTTAGATTAAATGTTACGTGATATAAAAATTTTACTTTAGGTGCAAGTCTAAAACTATCATCAACATATAGTCTAGCCGCATGAGCGAAATCACCAAGATTACCTTTAGGTGATAGAACACCACTTTTTAAATTATCCAAAAATCCATTTAATAAATTTGCCATATACAGTATTTATCGAGTAGAAAAACAGGGCAGAGAATAAAAAAGGCGCCATAGCGCCTCCTCTATTAGTGGAATTTTAAATTTTGTTATTATGCACCGCCACCAGTGATTAAAGTATTAACTGTTCTGCCCACTGACGTACCTACTCCTGTACCTTGTGGTGTTTGTATAGCATTATCATAATGCATTACTAACGTAACAGTTACTGGTTCACTAGAGTTGTATGCTAAAGTATTATAGTTTGCTGATTGAACATAGCAACCATATAATTCATATGTTTCTAAAATATTAACTACATTGGCACCATTTGCACCATCAGTTACTTCTATTCTAGTTACAAATTTGTAATCTGCACCTGAAGCCGCCGCAGATTGTTCAAAGAAATCAAATTGTTTCTGTAGTTGTTCTCCAACTAATTTTTGAACATTATTTGCAACATCTTCTCTTAATGTTAAAGTGATTGGTTCCCAAGTATGTTTACCTGCTAAAAATACTTTAGAATTGTAAACATCTATTGTTGTGTTTTCAAAACTTAAATTAGGTCTTGTAACATCAACAACTTGTTTTGTTAGTTCAGTTGTAGGAGTTGATACACCAAAGTTTTCTAATGATACTCTAAAACGATATTGTAGTTTAGGCATCAATAGACCTTGATTACTAGCTGATTGGCTAGAATTCAATGGTACTGTAATCTTTGATAGTGTCGATATACTCATTTGTTTCTCCTATAGTATTTATCTTATTATAAACCTGCTATTTCACCAGTGTTTTTAAGTCTTAATGGAATGTATATAAATTCCACTGCTTTAACTGGTTCAATTGCTATGTCTAAATAAAGTTCGTTTCTGTCTATTCTTGCAGGTGTGTTATTTGATTCATCACACACTACCAAGAAGTCGTATAATGCTCTATTACCTACTAATTCAAGTAATAAGCTATCTGCTTGAGCTTTAATTTCATCTCTTGTAATTTTATCATTAGGTTCAAATACAAAAGGTCTAGCCAATTTGTTTAATTGACTTCTAATGTAAATTACTAATCTTGATACATTAATTCTGTCTAAAGATGAAGATCCACCCGATCTAGTTTTTTGTCCATAGTTAACTAAACCTGCACCTGTTATGAAAGTAATTGGATTAACTTTATTAGTGTATAAAGTATCTCTTTGACCTTCATTTAATGCTGACGCAGTAAATTCACCTTCGCTACTAATGTAACCAGTTGAAGTAGCGTTTGTAATAGTACCTCGTCTAGTTCCTGCTGGAGCAAACCAAGGATAAGAAACTTGATCGCTTAAAGCAATCGTTCTAAGCATCATGTGACTTGCTGGAACAGTTACATTTTTACCGAAGTTATCGCTTGTATATCCTGATGGATAAAATACTCCAAGATATTCATTTGAAGTTACAAGTCCTTTGTCGTTATCTTCAACTGCTGAATTAACGTTCGTTGCCCAATCACTTAATGATGTTGAATCTGAAGATAATCTAAATGGAGCATCACCAACTATAAATGCTGATAATCCTCTGTCAGTGTTTAAGCTAACTAGTTCTCCAATTAGTTCTGAATAACCAGGAGCCGCAACTAAATTAAATATTCTAGATTCATCATCTCTAATATCTTGATTAGAATTAACTAATGCTTGTAAAGATTGTACAACAACTTTTCTTTGTGATTTTCTTCCAAATGCACCTGAACCATCTGAATTATTAGCTGATTCTGTAACCCATCTGTGAGCATAATAACCACTCATTGATACATCGCCCATTCTAGTATTATTAGCTGTTGTATCTACATAATTTCTTGAAAATTTCTTAACATTAAATCCACTTCTACGTAAATTGAATAGTAATGTTCCTTTTGGATATAATGCTGGATCTGGAGCATCAGTGTCTACATAATCGCTTGATAGTAAAGTAACAATTGTAGCATCTGTTGTATCTGCACCTGCAGTTGAACTTCTAGCATCAGCGAATACAACACCATCTTCTGTTGTTTGATCAGTGTTGTCTACTGCAATCCATTTTAATGAAGTTGCATTCCATTTATTAATTTTAGGATAATTTTCTAAGTCTGATGAATCAATCCAAATGTCACCTTCTACTAATGCTGTTGCATCTGATTGTGTAGTAGGTGCTGTAGCTCTTACTTGTGGTCCTGCTGGATCTGTTAATGCATTTACAGTTAAATATCCATCCCATTTAGAACCTGTATGTTCCATAATATCAACGGAATCAATAACTGATGAATACCAAAGTTGACCATCTGCCGCAAGTGATGTTGGAGCTGTATCTGAAGCTGTATAGTCTAATACTGTCCAGTTAGAACCTCTCCATTGTTTAGGATTTGTTGCCGCATCTGTACCTGGCTCATATTCCATATTAGTTGTTGTGCTTGAGAAACCAGCTAATGCTAATACTCCGCCATTATCTGTAATATGCATTTCACCACCGTTATTGTGTGAAATTACAACTCTGTTTAAACTGTCAACAGTTGCACTAACGTTAACCATTCCTGCACCATTAATTTCTGCCGCAATAACATCTGAGTCTGTTGCCGCCGCTGTAGTTGTTACTTGAATAGGAGACGCAGATGACATTGCATCTTCACCTACTATTGATTCAGCAATATTAAATGTGTATGTACCGCCTGTTACTTGCGTTGCAATTACACTTGAAGTAACTAATGTGTTACCTGTATTTGCTCTTCTGTATGGTCTTGCATCTGCTTCAGTTGTACCATTGTTGTGGTTTATGTATGTTGTGCCAACAGCA